AGAAAGAAGTGTTACCATAGCTTACCAATAATGGAAATTAATCCATCGCTAGAAGCTAAGTCCAAAAAGGCAGTGCAGCTAACAACTGCACACTTACAACTTGACCCGAACCGTAGTTTCTACGTGAATAGAAATTATGATATCGATATTTCAGCTTTTGCTGACTTTTTCGGTATTGGAAAAGAGTCTGTAAGGAAAATAGAGGAGATGTCCCAATCTGTAATTGAACTATATGTTCTATTTGGGATGTTAGCTCCTCAAAGGTGGCGGAAGGTCAAAACGGGTGTAGTTCAACACTCTGCTAACGCTATTTTGCGTCAAAAGACCAACCACCTCCTCTATCGTACAGTTTATAAGGTCTGTACTTTGGAGAAGATCAACGGGGAAGGAACCTGGGCGAAATTCTTTAAATGGAAGTTCGCTGCCTATTTTGCATATAAGATGCAACAGGATATACCAAAAAAGCCTGATTTTTTGAAATCAAATAAGGGCTTATGGTCGTGTAAGACCATCCTGGGCGGTTATGGATACGATTTTGAGTATTTGTTGGAGAGAGAAAAATCCCTCAATGAATTGCTGAACTCATTATTGGTCAGTTGGGTGCTCAATCCATCTGATAAGTTTGCGGCAAAGCTCCATAACTTTGATTCTTTCCTTGATACCTCTCAGCAGCTAAAAAAGGCTGCTCCCGACGTCCCTGACAGTATGGTCATCAAAGCAATGGATGACACTGTTAAAGAACTCACAAGTGTGCCGAAAGTTACGGCTGATAGTGTGATTCTTTTTGCAGGTTACAGACGTTTACGGGTAACTGACACGAACCGCATCTTGGACATCATTGGTCCGCGGCGCCTAGAAATAAACCAGGCGAGTATTATTCGTGAACTTCAACGGACTGTTGATGAGATCTTTGATGATGAGTTCATTTCTTATAAAGATCTTGTTGAACCGTTCTTTCCAAGTACCTCGGCAAATTATATAATGTCGAGGAGTAATCTTGGATCCCTTGCCGTGCTTTACGACTATTGTTCATTCGGGAAAATGGGCGATGGTATAATGTTCGGTGAAGAACTACGACCATTGGTTCAAAGGGTAGCACCACATTTTGGTGTGTTGGGGGATCAGGAGCAGAGGTCCTACGATCGTGAATTCGAGGCGTGTATTGAACCGCACTCCGAAGAATCTGTGATCGTTGTTGATCCATCGTCTACGAGACGTATGTGGGAGGAGGAATACTGGAAGATCTTTGATCTTGCAAAGAAGGAAAAACCCTTTGTCGAGGCTGTTGGCCTCCCAGAACCCTTGAAGGTTAGAGTGATCTCAAAAGGACCACCTCTCCTCTACACTTTCTTAAAGCCAATGCAAAAATGGCTATGGAAGGTTTTAAAGCAGCACAAGCCCTTTGAATTGATCGGGCGTTATGTGACTGAATCCGATGTTAACGGAGTTCTCAATAACCTTAAGGAGGATGAAGAAGCAGTGTCTGGAGACTATGTTAGCTCCACAAATAGACTTCATAAATGGGTTTCGGAAACCATATCAGATCGGATCATGCTACGATTGGGTGAAAACATACCCAAGGCAGATCTAGAACAACTTCCCAATAACTTTATGGGAGATCTGAAGAAACTCATGTTGACTGCTCTAACAAAACACATCTTTGTTCCCTTCAAAGCACATGGCGATCAGGTTCTGGTAGATGGAAAACCAGAGATTGCGGAACATGAAACATTGCCCCAGACCGAAGGTCAATTAATGGGATCCATTGTTTCTTTTCCTATCTTGTGCATTGCCAATGCAGCCTTATGCAGGATGGCCCTGGAAGGAGCTTCTCTTGTTAAAAGAAAAGAGAAGGTCGTTTATTGTTTAACCCGGAAAGGTACCGGGTCCCTTGCACCATTAATGGTCAATGGGGACGACTGTCTTCTAAAGGGTCCTAAGGGAACTCTCCGTAATTGTTGGGAGTCCATCTGTGGCTTTGCTGGACTAGAATCCAGTGTAGGCAAAACTTATTTTAGTGATTCCTTCTGTACCATAAATTCGACAATTTTTAAAAGAATGCCAGATAACAACTGGGTTGAATCGAAATATGTCAATATGGGCCTCATGATGGGTCGAAAGAGAATGGGTGCTGGTTTGAAAAAAAGTTTCCAGCCACAAGTTGGTATACACCAACTGGGAGTTATATGTCGTGAACTTAAACGAACATGTCCCCCCCATCTCTGGCCTGAGGTTAAGAGAAGGTTTATATATTATAATAGTATAGAGCTCAATCGCTATCCTGGGTTACCCTGGTTTGTTCCAGAGTGGCTTGGGGGAGTTGGTCTGCCTCTCGATAAATATTCCGAGATTAGCGGCATAGACCGCTGTGCGGCCTCAGCTATCAAATTTGCATATGCTGACCGTAAATGGACTCCGTGCCTCCCAAAGGACATGGCGATGTGGAAAATGCATAAATTGGTCATGAGAGACCTACCATCAAGTGAAGTCGTTCTTTATCGACAGGTATTGAATGATGATGGACAATGGGATGATCTTGAGGATCACTGGTCAAAGTTTTATAAACTGGCCACTGTTAATCTCATGATGAAGCTTCCACTATCAGATTTGTATGATGTGGTGAACGACGATAAATCCGTTCATAAGGCTTTAATGCATAATGTAAAAATTTGGAGTAAGGCTAGAAAGTATGCTAGCTGTCGACCAATGTCAGATGAAGACATGGCTTACGTCCAAAAGAAGCTCTATCCTCCGGTTTATGTGAGAGAAGACTGGACACGTTTCAACTGCCTCCGTGAGGAGGGAGGTGTCTAACAGTTCTTCACATCCGGGGACCCGTGCATAGGGGTTTAATATGTGCCTTGGTTTTTGCTTTATGACCAAAGTATCAAAATATAAAGTGTGAGGTCTGAGTTTAAACTCATGTCGAAAGCCCCAGGTCATATCCTGGGGAACTCACAGCTTGATCACTTCGTTCTCTGGGTGAGTGTATCTACAAGTCGCTTTCTGTGATATATAATACCACCAGATGCATTTGTAGATACAGACTCGTACCGAGAAATTGTCATCAAGTCTTCAGGAGCAGAAGGACCTGCTCGGAGTTCTCTATAACTCGTGCGGCTAAGGTGAATTTATACCTTAAGTGGTTGCCAGAGGTGTTTTGGTGATGGTCGTTTGTTGCTATGGATGGCGCAGCCCTAGGCTGCAGACCCATTTCAATCAAACTACCATTCCCATCACACTAATCGGCC